TGATGCTTAATGTGCCTAGCAATCCAATTGCGACCATAATATATATCATACTTAAAAGGTGATGTTAACCATATTAATGTTTTAGATATTATTACCATTGCAACCGAATATTCTATAGTTTTATGAGCCAGGTGCCTATGTACGTATCCAATTGTTATTACAAATACAATTGCATAACTCAAGTAAAATGTAATTAGTAAATCCGTCATAAACTAAATCCTTTAAATGTATCTTCTGTAATATCTTGTTTGGTGCCACCTACTATGTAACTGGAAATTTCTGTTTCTTGTGGAGCAACCTGTACTTCACCGCCGGCAATCCATTTTTGTGTCCACGGTAACGGATTTGATCCGCCTTTGTATGGAGTGTCGAGCCCTAAACTTGTCATGCGCTTGTTGGCAATCCACTCTACATACTCAACAAGTAGTTGTGCGTTTAATCCGATCATTGACCCGTCTTTAAACAAATAATCTGCCCACCGCTTTTCTTGTTCAACTACATCGATGAACATTTGTGTAATTTCATCGCGTGTTTCTTCTTGAATCTTTTCAAAGTCAGGATCATCTTTAGGTAAGATTTTAATCATTGTTTGTGTACTTGCTAAATGTAGGTTCTCGTCGCGGCAGATTAATTTAATAATCTTAGCGTTACCTTCCATCTTCTTAAGTTCAGCAAATGCCCACGAACAAGCAAACGATACGTAAAAACGAATGCCTTCTAATGCGTTTACGCTATTAATAGCAAGCCACAGTTTCTTTTTAATATCGTACAAATCAATATTAATAATATCATTGTTGATTCTATGCTTACCTTCACCTAACATTTGATACCATGTCGATGCTTCAATTAAATCATCATAATATTGCGAAATACTTTGTGATGTTTCGTAAATCTCTTTAACGTCTAGTAGCTCGTCAAATACTTTACTTGGATCAGCATATACATTACGAATAATATGTGTATAAGAACGCGAATGAATAGTTTCATTAAATGCCCAGGTTTCAATCCAGGTTTCAAGTTCTGGAATTGAAACAATAGGTAGCAATGCTAAGTTAGGAGAGCGTCCTTGTACAGAATCTAGAAGAATCTGACGTTTTAAGTTAGAAGTAAAAATGTGCTGTTCGTGTTCATTTAAGTCTTTAAAGTCTTTGGCATCACGGAGTGTATCAACTTCTTCTGGTCTCCAAAAAAAGCCTAGCTGTTTGTCTGTAAACTTATCAAACTGTTTATACTTTACTGTTTCGTAACGTTGTAAGCCAACTCCACCGTTTTTATCTAGGAACGCCAATGACGTTAAATGTTTGTTATTTTTTGTTGGAAATACTTTCTTAGCCATAGTGTTCACCTTAAATCTTACATGATTCGCAGTCATCCTCGTCTGTTAACTTATTAACGTCAATTTCACCTTGCCCGTCATAAGTGTTGAAATAGTATAACTGTTTCCCGCCCATTTTATAAAAGAATAAAATGTGTTGTAGCATTTCTGACATTGGAATCTTTTCATCTTCATAAAACTGTGGATTATATGAAGTATTTACAGAGATGCCCTGATCGATATACTTTTGTAGTACTGCCATGATTTTCAAATAACCTAATGGACTACGCTGATCCCATAACAGTTCGTACTTGTTCTTTAAGTGACGGAATTCTGGAACCACTTGCTTGAGTACACCGTCTTTGGATTGTTTAACTGATACATAGCTGCGTGGTGGTTCCACGCCATTTGTAGCATTTGAAATCTGTGCTGAAGTTTCAGCTGGCATCAGTGCCATTAGTGTACTGTTGCGAATTCCGTGTTCTTTTAATTGTTTGCGTAATGCTTTCCAATCAACAACATCTTCGTGTTTAACTAATTCGTCAACGTCTGATTTGTAGGTATCTACAGGAAGCACACCATTGTGATACTTGGTTTGGTCTGACCACGGACAAGCACCTTTCTCGACAGCCAGATCAGCAGAAGCTTTAATCAAGTAATAACTCCAGTGCTGTGCCCATGTATCAACTAGTTTTAAATCAGGGTCAGAATAATTTGTGCCGTGCTTGGCTAACCAATATGCTAAGTTAATAATACCAACTCCAAGTGGACGACGTCCTTGTGTTGCAATTTGTGCTGCAATAATAGGATAATTCTGATAGCTTAACAAATTATCCAATCCACGTACTGCAAGTTCACATGCACGTTGCATCTCCTCAGGATGTTTAAACGCACCCCAGTTAATAGCACTTAATGTACACAATGCGATTTCACCTTCTTCGTCATATACATCCTTTAACGGCTTAGTCGGCAAGTTAATTTCGCAACATAGGTTAGATTGTTTAACTGGAGCAACTGCGGGATCAAACGCACCGTGTGAATTAGCGTGATCCACATTCATTAAGTAAATGCGTCCTGTGTCTTTGCGTTCCTGTACAAACTGTGCAAATAAGTCCATGGCTTTGACACGCTTGCGACGAATATGTGTATTGCGTTCTGCACGTTCATATAGTTCGCGGAACAAGTCTACATCTGAGAAGAAAGCATCATATACTTCGGGAACATCATTAGGCGAAAACAATGTAATGTAATCGTTGTTTAACAAACGCTCATACATGACCTTGTTAAACTGTACACCATAATCCATGTGACGTACACGGTTATCGTCTGTGCCTTTGTTATTCTTTAGAACTAACAAATCTTCAACTTCTAAGTGCCAGAGCGGATAATACAATGTTGCTGCACCATTTCTAACGCCGCCCTGGGAACAAGAACGTGTTGCTGCTTGAAATAATTTGTAAAAAGGAATCACACCAGTGTGGTAAGCATCGCCTTTTCTAATAGGACTCTTAATAGCACGAATACGTCCTGCACCTACACCGATACCTGCTTTCTGCGAAACATACTTTACAATACTACTTGTAGTTGCGTTAATTGAATCAAGCGAATCGTCTGTTTCAATCAGTACACAACTACTAAATTGACGCTGACTTGTGCGTACACCTGCCATAACAGGTGTTGGCAAACTTACTTGATGTGTTGAAATTGTATCATAATAATCGCGCACCCAACGCATACGTGTTTCACGAGGATAATCAGAAAATAGTGTAGCAGCAATTAGAGCATATGCTACTTGCGGTGTTTCATAAATTTTCTTAGTGACACGATTTTGAACAAGATACTTTCCACGCATCTGTTCCATTGCTGCGTATGTTAAATGTTCGTCACGTTCATGCTTAATAAACGAGTTAATGTAGTCCCATTCTGCGTTATCATACAAATCCGGAAGTTCAGGATCGTATAAACCGAGATTTACGTTTTGATCTACTAACTTACGTATATGCCAGGGTTTAAAATCGCCATACACTTCTTTGCGCAAGTGATAGCAAATAAGTCTACCAGCAACATATTGATAGTTAGGAGTCTCTTCAGAGATTAAGTCTGCTGCTGCTTTAATTAATGTTTCTTGGATATCTGGTGTTGAAATACCTTGATAAAATTGTAAGTGACTTTTTAGTTCTAATTCAGAAGCACTAACTCCTGTAATGTTTTCTGTAGCCCAAAATACAACCTTGTGCATTTTCTCAAGGTCAAGAAGTTCCTTGCGTCCGTCACGCTTGGTCACCGTAATATCACTCATTTTTGCCTCTTGTTATTCTATTGTTAAATTGTCGCTTGATAACGATCTTTTGATTTTTAAATCTGGAAGTGTGTTTGTATTTACTATCTCATTAGGAATATAGTTTAGTATGTAGCCGGAATTTACCTCTACTACATAGAAATCTTCTAGTTGCAAAATACGAATAGATTGTATATCCTTATGCTTTATTAGTATTAAAGTATACACGATTCCTAAGCATTTTGCAAGGTCACAATAGATATCATCTGCCAAAAGATCCCACGGAAGTGGCCATTTTTCATATTCATCTAAATGCAAGTAGTGACTAGTAAGTGGAGCACGTTGCCACCATTGATCAACAGCGACAAGTGCATCTTCTAAATCAAATTGCGCAGATTGTGTTCTCAACTCTCGCCATTCTAATAGACGATCGTCAAATCTTGGTTGCCACATTAGACTTTATACTTGACAATACTATATGTAATGTCAGCATTTGCTCCTGTAGATGTTGTTGTATATTTAAAAGAAATAGTTCCGCTTGAATCAGTTGCACTGAAATTAACGCCAGTAGCTGCTGTTTCAGTGTATTCGTTGTTATATGAAATAGAGTTTGATCCATATGGCAAGCTACAAGTAAACTTACCAGTGCGCACTGCATCGCCGCGTTTTAGTGAATAGTGAACTTCAAATCCAGCATGTCGTGTGCTATCAACTGAGAAGATTGCGGTTGCTGTGCTGGTGTTGTCAATCAAATCAGTGTTGTATCCAATACTACGTTCATAGTTGCCAAGTTTTAGATTTGAATTGCCATCGAAACCAATGCTATGGGCATCATTTAAATCAATGCGTTCAACGGTTGCTGCATCGATATCCGGTCTTTCAAACAAGTCACCAATACTGATATTGTTACCGTTGTTGATGTCAACAACAACGGTTGTTGGGTTGCCTGCACCTGCAAAATCATTGCCAACATCTAAGAAGATATTGAAGCCAGATACGTTCTGTGCTACTGCACCAATTTCAATACCTTGTGCTGCAATTTTATCAAACAAACTATGCACAACACGCACGCCGCGTGGTCCGCCGTTGATTGGAGCAGCACCTAGTACAACGCCTTTGTAGTGTGTTTCAAACCAGCCATTACTTATAGTAACACCGGTAGTGTTATAATTTGTATAGAACGCATACGTAGTGCCTAGTGTATGAATTGCATCTAGCGTAACTGCTTTAGTTACTAGCGACGTTGTGCTTTCAATTTTGATAGCAGAGGTATTTTCTAGTGCATCACCAAGTTCGGCTTCTGTTAGTGGACCATAAAAATCCATGTCTCGAACTACAATATCCGAAGCACGATCAATTAGTAAAATATCCTGTAATTCTGTTGTTTCAAAAGAAAAATCTCTTAGTGTAATATTTTCTGGGCGTGTTGCACCGTTGTTACCAATGTTAGCACCTATTTGTTGTAAACTATCGGCGGTTCTAGCAACATAATCATCTATTGTGCTTCCGTCGCTGCTGGTATAACGAATTATTGAACTATCCGAACCTTCGCCGTAAATCAATGCAAACGGAGGTATCTTAATAGTTCCACTAACTCTATAAACGCCAGCTGGAATAAACAAGCTACGGCGAATTTCTTCGTTGCTTTCTCTACAGAATAATTCGTACAACGCACGGTTAATTGCGTCTGTGTCGTCAACAACACCGTCACCGATTGCACCAAAGTCTTTAACGCTTACGTTGTTGCCTTCGTCGATTTTTGCTTGTAAACTGCGGACCACATCGCCAGTTGGATTAGCACCGGTTTGTACAGTATAACCGCCGGCTTCGCCTTTATATGTATATGTCGAAGCAAGCCCTAAGATATTGCTGTATTCAGTTAAAATTTCTGTATTGCCTACAACCGGAGCACCTTCTGCTAGTGTACCATTACCAATAAACAATCTACGATCATCAACTGCCCAGCCAAATTCTCCGCCAGCAAGTTGAGGTAAGTTTTCAATAAGACCTTTACGGTGAGTAATACGTGAAATTTGAACGATAGCCATGTGTGTTTATTCCAATAAGTTTATACTATTTATACGATCTGGCTTTCATAATATTGTTCTACTCGTTTCCACCATTCCTTGCGCCAATGTTCATACTCGTCTCCTTCAATAACGAATTCCATATATTCTGGTGGTTTAGTATAAATTCCTGGCTCAGATTCAGTGGGACGCACACACATTAAAATAACTCCCTTTTTAATATTAGAGCCATACACTTCATTGTGTGCTTCGGAGTATGCTGCTAATTGCAAAAAGTAATCTTCAATCCATTCGCGTTTTTTAGGCTTGTTTGCTTGTTTAAAGTCTAATATTGCTTCTGCACCCTTGTGTACGCCAACACAGTCTGTTGTGCCGGCATAAACTCCTGGAAAATATAGCGGAACTTCTGTCCCCCAAAATTCATCTGCGTGGACTAATCCTTTATTAATAACTTCTTGTGCCATGTCATGGCTAGCCCAACCAAATGGATTCGATCCTTTGTCTTTGATTTTGCCAGTAAGCACATAGTTTTCTAGGTAGGTGTGCATACGAGTGCCGCGGTTAGCAGCTTCGGTTGTAATCTGCTGTGCTTTTTCTACTCCAACACGCTTTTTCCATTCCATAAGAGCTCGTTTTGCTTCTTCTGGTTTGGTTTTATCGAGGATTGTTGTTACTGAGGGAACACGGTCACCAGTGGGAGTAGCGTATAATCGTTTACCATCTACTTGTTCACGTGTTAGTGCTTTATAATCGTACTTTTTTACTAATTTAGACATAGTGGTTAGTATAACACACTATTAAAGATTTGTCAATTTTTTTCGTATCTTTTTATACAAATCATCTATGCTAATTTTATTATACCACTTATATTCTTCGGGACAAAATTTACATTGCGGAATTTCATCATCGATATGACTGAACCATTCTTCAGTTAATCCTTCTCTGGCCATTTCAATAGTAAGAGGTTGATAAGATCGTATTAATTTCTTATCGTCGGGCGATAAATCCAAATCAAATTGATCGTCTAGTTCAGCAAATAGTGCTGCTGGACCACACTTATAGATCTTTCCTCTAATCATGTGATAATTTTTAAAACGTCTATAGGTACAATTCTCATGTGCTTGTGTTGGGGTTGAATTGTATAAAGTCATGCGACCTTCATCTGTATATCTAATAGCATTTTCATAAAAGTCTGTTTGCGTCCAAATCCCAGCGAACTCATGACCTCTGTTTTCATTCTTTTGATAATACCAATCTGCTCCAATACCACCAGCGTTTCGGTCACTTGATTTTTCAGTTAAGAATAAATCGCCTCCAAAAAATTCTCTAATTTTTTGATCAATTTCATCAAATTGATTTAGGTCATGAAGGCTAACCCCAAGCCAACAGTCATTGTCTCGCATTGCTTCTTGCAATCCTCGGACTTGGTTTAACCGTGTGCCGTTTGTTAGTAGTTGTATGCCATGGGTTTCGTCGGGTCTGCCGGTTCCTAACTTCCAGGTTTCGCGTATTCCTTGTATCCATTCCTTAACTGATGGATTGAGTAAAGGTTCTCCGCCGAGAATAACTGGATGAGTAATATTAATATATTCTCCCCATTCTCCAATAATATCGGCGTAATCGTCCCATAATTGGTGGCCTGTAAATTTTAAATCATTGAATCTATTACAATTGCTGCACCCAAGGTTACACACATTTGTAATGTAAAATTCTAGTCTAGGTATAGTTATTTTTGACACGCTGTATTTAAGCGTATGGATTTATAAAATTATTTTCTTTTGTTTGCTGCACGTTTAGCAGCCTGCTTCATGGTCATTTTTGCGTGATCAATGCTCATGTTTTGTGGATTTAGTTCTGCTGCTTTTTTGCTTTTGAATACGATCTTGTCATCGTTCATGTCAGCAATACCACCAAACTGTCCTGATTGTACTGCTTGTTGTAGTGTGTCGCGGTCAATGTTGATGCCCATTTTGCTGGCCATTTGCATGAACGCATCTACGCTAAGTTCACCTGCTGCGTTTTCATCGTCAGCACGGCCAACAAAGAACTGTGCCAGTGCTGCTAGTTCTTCGCCGTCGGCTTCTGAGATGATTTCGCGAATGTTCATTTATTTTAGAAGATTTTGCGCTGTGTTCTCAATCGATTCCCAGGCTTCGTCTTCATCTTCATCTTCGTCTCTGCCTGATTCTGCGTTTCTTAATGAATTTGCCATTGTGTGCATGCTACCGCCCATGTATCCACTTCCGTGGTGTCCACCAATAGCACCTAAAATATGTGGGTACCAATATGCTTCGGCTGCGCCACGTTCTTCTTGTGGTAGCATTCCTAGAGCTTGATCTGCAAGATTTGCGATCTCATCCATGATGTATTCAAATTCTTGTGCGTCAAATTCAACTGCTTCAGTAACAGTTTCTTCTGCTACTGGTTCAGCAACTTTGTTAAAATTCTGTAGGATGGTGTAAATTTCGTTCATTAGATACGCTCCCGTCCTAAGTTAGATAATTCGTCGCCGGGCTCTTCTTCTGGCATTTCTGGTTCCATTTCTGGAGCAGGTTCTGCTGGTAATTCAGCATCCATATCTATTTCTGGTTCCATGCCCATGTCATCTGCGCCTGGCACAGTCATTTCTTCACCAGTGATAACACCCACTGCTGATTCTAGTTCAGCTTTGGTACCACCTAGTGCATCAATCAATCCTTGTAGTGCTGAATCAACTGCGCTTTGGAACTGGCCAGCGGCGTCTACGCCTTGCTCGCCCTTAATACCATCAACTAGTGCTGGCAATTCTTTAACTTTTAGGTCAGTCATGTTTTCAATCATCTTTTGAACTTGATCAACCATGTCTTGTGCTGCTAGTACAACTTGGGCAGCATCAACTTCGGTGCCTTCCATCATTTTCTTGCCCTTGCTCTTGCACTTACGAGCTTCTACCATCTTGCTCATAAACTCGATAGCACTTGCACGGCTTTCTAGAACGCTTAATAGGTTCTTGCTAACACCTAGAGATTGTAATTCGCTTTCTGTTAACTTACCGCCAACTGCTACAGTTTTAACGGCATTCATATATTTGGCTTTTGAATTCATAACTTTGACCTTTGATTCTGGTTGGGATTCTTGTACTCTAGCACTTAGAGCTTGTTCCATGAACATTAACTTTAGATAAGTTGGATTGGTTTCTCTGTAATGTCCGCTACGGCTGCTCTTAATTTCAGCAATACGTTCACGTGTTTCACGTAGCATGCGGATGGCTGCTTCACGACTTACAGAGGAAGCATTGACTTTCTTACCAAACTGCGAGTTATAGGCTTCAGAAAGTTTCTTAGAATCAAGTTTTGGTGCTAGATCATTTAGATTCATCGTTAAATCCCTTAATTTTAATATATTTAGTCAATTTAACACATTTGTCAAGATTGCGTTTTGCTTCACGTAACCTCTGAGCATCTTCGTTGATTCTAATTAGTAACCATTCGCGTGTGTCTGCGTCTTTAGTATCCTTAAGTATACGTTTTCTATTTTCAATTTCAAAACGATACTGTTGAATTTTTCTATCATTTGTTAGAATAGTATGGGTTTGCTGCCATTGATTCTTACTATCATATATACACCAGCTTAATGCCGCAGCACTAGAACTTAGTGCATCCACATAGTGTTCGTGTTTATAGAGATCATACACACCATCTTTAACAACAATGCGATACTTTCCTAGTACATGATATGTATCATCTGCTTGTACAATAGGCGGAACACCTTCGCGATCAAAAAAACGTTTGACCTTTTCGGTTACTTTGTTAACGTCAATCATATTTCTTCTATCCAGATATTTTGATTTTTGCCCGAGGTATGAATATACGGTAATACTTCTACTGTTTCTGTTAATCCTGCAATAATAGGTGTTCCTTCAAAGTCTTGTTTTAGTGCACCAACTGGGTCACCATCTGCCAAAAACACGTCAATGGTTTCGTTAACAAATGTAAAACACCAACGATTGTTTTCTTTAACAACATCTGACAATTGCATGGGTTGTGTTCTAAACAGTAATATTTGAAGTACGGTTTCCCAATTGCTCTGCTGGCGTCTTAGACTATTCCATTCTTCTACAGTATTAATCACTGTGCTGCCAACTTTAGTAGGTAGCTGTTGACCTTTGTAAATTCTATTAACACCGGTTTGAGTTATGTCAAATGCAGTGCATATTTTTATTTGTTGCATAACTCCGCCAATACTTGTAATCGTTCTAATTGTTCCAGTATTGCAGGATGACGTTCTGCTAACCCATCCCAATCATAGCGTAGAGCAAATCCGTTCCACTTATCGTAATTACCGGCTTTTACTAGTCTGCGTTCTGTTGAACCAACTTTTCGTTTATAAACAGTTTTACCGCCGTCTGGAGATTCATAGATAGTAAATGGATCGTTATGCATACCGTATTTAATGCCAATAAAAAAGCCCAGTATAAAACTGGGCTTTTTTTGTTTTGTTAGTAATTAAATTACTGAACGAAACCAGTTACGTCAGCGATAGTGAATGTAGCGCCACCAGCTGAAATTGTAGCTGCTGCTGCGAAATCACTTGATTCTGCACCGCTTAGGATCATATACATAGTTTGAGTCGAAGCAGCAGTGAAAGTACCGATAACTTCGATAGTTGCTGTCTGCTGAATGTTCTGAACTAGTGCATCTGCTTCAGCCTGGCTGATTGCAGAACCCTTAGCGAAGCTCTTTACTAATAGGTTACGACCTACAAATTCACCTGCTGCGGTATAACCGTGTGCGCGAGTTACTCCTGGCATAATAATTCTCCTTAAATTAATTTGTTAATATTATTTATATAAAAGATAAAAAAACAAGATTTAGGAGCGTGTTTGTTGTCTCCAAGCTTCAATTTCCTCAGATCCTAATTCGGAAAATTCCATTGTTGTTGGATTCGTTAAAATAACAGCGGTTTTTCTAGCTTGCATAGGATCGTGTAATGCTAATTTTTGCATAGACATAATATCTAAATTACCGTGTTGTTGATTTTTTAACCGTGTTTTATTATTTAAAATAAATGTTCTATCATCAATGAAATCTTGTTCGCCAGCCGATCGGTTTTTTAATACTCCCATACCATGCCATTGATTATTTGCTTTAATTAAACGCTGCCCTTTTGTACCGCCTTTCTCATACTGATAAGCCATAACAATTACTGGAAGAATTAATCCTTCGATCTTAGAAACGCCGTTTGGTATTCCTCCTCCATAACCAACTTTGGAAAGTTTTCTGTTTAGCACATCGACTTTTACACCTAACGACGGACTAATATTAGATGCTATACCACTGGTAATAATAGTATATGCTGCATCTTGAGAAACTTTATTATCTAAATTATCGCCATTTCTTAACAGTGTTTGTATTGCAGAAACTACTTTGGTAGAAGTAACGCTGGCTCCGATTTGATTGTATGCTAATTTTTCTAAAATTTCTTCGTACATCGACGGTGTTACTTTTTCTTTTCCATATGCCTGTTGCAAACTATATCTCATATTATCCCATTGTGTTAGGAAAGCATTTACTAGTAATTTAACATTACGATCCTGCTCGGCGCGACGTTCGATTTGATCGATAGTCATTCCCGAATCAATTTGCTGACCAAAAGATTTTGTGTAGCTTTTAAGTTTATCCCAAAAACTTTCTTTTAATTCTTGTTCTAGTATTATATCATTAATCTTCATCGGTACGTTTCAGGCTCCGTTCAAATTTTCTTGGATCCCGCGACCGAATAGCATTTAGAAGTTTACGGTTAAGCGTTTCTGCATCCTCTTCAGAATAGTTAGAATCAATAAATTCCATTAGTCTAATAGCACTAGAAATAACATTGTTAGCACGGCTTTCAACTAAATGCGAACGATCACGTTCAACATACATGCTTTCTAATTCTTCAAGAATGCTTCGTGTGCGTTTTTGCATCGCGGTTCTCTTATAATGTTGTATTTATGTTAAGATCCGCTCTTGATAGAGTTCAACAAACTGTTAAGTTTGTTGCTATCAACGGTTCCTTGCACTTTGGGAGCGTTTTCTGTGTTACTCATTTTACTAACAGGTTTAATGTTGTTCATACTGAATCCACCTGTGCCAGGAATAGCCGAATCTTCGCTCTGTTCACAATCTGAAATACGCAGTGTATTAACGTCAAATTCTAAATCTACTTTACTGCCTACACCAGAACTCGAACGTGTTTTCATTAACTGAATCTGGTAGCGACCACGTTCACGCATTGCACGACTAGTAAAGATGCCAAACACATTGTCTGCTGTGTTAATTTTACTAATGCCTCCCGAGATATGCGAATGATCAAATTCAATTTCTTCTACCGCTGATCTATTTAACTGTGATGCTGTTACTAGCACAACATTTAATTCTTTGGCCAAATTACGAATTTCTTCCGATACATATTTGTCCTTAACAAACAAATCGCTTGGACTAACTTTAGCACTCACAGGCATTAACAAGTCCAAATAGTCAATACATAAAAAGTCTACAGTAACGCCAGTTTGAATTTGTAGTTCTTTGATATAACTACGAATATCATTCACTGTACTTTGTGCTGGCATGTACTTAATACGGAACTTGCCGGACTTTTTCTGCATCATCTTAACTTTCATTTCAACATTGTCGATATCTTTGAACACTTCTTTGCTCGACGTGTTTGTCATCATTGAATCAATACGCATCGAACACAAGTCTTCTGAAAGTTCTAGCGAAATATATACACCATTAAGACCAGCAGTTACCCAGTTTACACTTAGATTCTGCATGAACAGACTTTTACCAGAACCTGAACCACCAGCAAAAATCTGTAGTTCACCTCTGTTAAATCCGCCATACAATGCACGATCCAAATTAAGCCAGCCTGTGCTTACTTGCCCGTTGTTGGATTTAATATTCATTAATCGTGTGCGTGGATCATCAAAATAATCTGTGCCCATGTCTTTGTGCAGGCTAATCTGTACAGCATCTTTGATTAGTTTTTCTACAGGATCGAAGTCACCCTTTTCAAGCATGTCTGCACTTTTGAGAATTGCACGTTCAAGTTCTTGACGTTTGGTAAACTTTTCAAATTCTGACATAAACCAGTCATAATGACCATCGCGCATTTCTGGCGGAATTGGTTTTAGTTTTGCACCAGTAACAGCATTGAGCTGCTCTAGTTCAGGCATAGTCTTGTACTTGTCGCTATGCTCTTTGATAAAGGTTGCTGCTTCACGCAAACTTGCATCAAAATTGTCTACATTATAAATGTTCTGCACACGCACATAACTCTGTGCATCTGCAAGCATCATTTCTAAAAATAATCGTTGTACGTCTAAGGTATATTCTTTCATACTCGTCTTTCTAGTGCCTTCTTAGCCAATTCAATTTTAATCTTACTTGAATTTTTATTTTTAATAATACTTATAAGTGTTGCTAGTTTACCATAACGTTGCACAGCATCATTAACATCTTTAACGTCAGTATCCCAATCCGGAATGCTCACTGAGAATCCATATTTAACAGCATCAGCAACAAGTTCTACACCTGCACGATCCTGATCCGGCACAACTACAATCTCTCTGTTAAGTCTTCTTAACACTGCTGCTTGCGTGTCGCTGATTCTATTTGTTGTAATGGCAACACCATCTATACTTAGTGCATCAAACTGTCCTTCGACAGCAACGGCAATTTGCCAATCGTCGTGCTGCAAGTCTACACCAAATACATACCCAGAGGCAGAACAGTTGTTTAGATATTTTGGTTTGCGATCATCTAAAAATCTCGTAGTCCAGCCAACGACTTTATTATCGTATGTATACGGTATAAGAATACCCTGTCGTGTTTGCGCAGTGTCAATCATGTATGGATATGACCAAGGATCAACACCTCTGCTGCGCAAATATGCAAACTCTAGGGTGTCTGTTTCTTCAATTAATCGAGCTGTTTCTGGTAATCGAACCGTTGGAAAATTAATACGTATTTCTTCGTCGCGGCGTTCGCGTAATAACTGGTTAACATCTTTGTGCTTAAGACTTTCTAATGTTAGTCTCTGTACTTCGATTTCCGGAACACCCATCCATTTTAATAGGCGTTGTGCTTTATAACTCACTGGATAGCCAAGTGTAAAACTAGCAGTATACCCACAATTAAAGCAATGATAAGACCAGTCTGTGTCTGACGAAAACTTAAACCCGCCTCGTTGTTTACGATCCTGTGTTTCACCATTGTGTACACAGCACGGGGCATCAAAACTCGTCCAGCCAGAGCTGTTGGTTTTTCGCTTTCCGTTTATGTAAGATAGTACATTTAACACTCTAGTATTTTAACAGAATCCATGTAATTAATCAAGTGTTCAGCAAACAATTGATGACCTTTTTCGTTTGGATGACCATTTTTTGCTAGATTATCTCCTGCGATTTGTTGAAATGTAAATTCTGGCAAATCAACTGCTGGCTCATCGTCAAATACTTTAAACTGTACAACTGGAATGTTATATTTTAATTTTATACCTTCAAAAATTTGAACTGTTTGGCGAAGATTATATTCTTCCCATTGAAAATCCAATGATTTTTTCATCCATAATCTTTGTAGATTATACCAATCCAAATCATCACCTGGTTCTTTTAGCCAAGATCCGTGTTTGTGTTGGTTCCATGGATATAACCACCCCGGAGCATTTACATCAATTTCAGGATCAAACCAACTATGCCTGTGTGCTTGTGTATGCCCAACAATTAACATACAATCGTTAATATCATATTCTGATTTATTTAATAACCAATCTAATGTCCAGCGCATGCTTTCTAAACTTGCTCCTGGAAATGCTGTGTTAAGTAATTGTAAATTGTAATGTTCCGCTATACGGCCTGGATACGAGTTGGCCAATCTATATGGTTCGTTTTGAAAATATTTGTTATCTGTTGGCAAATTAGGATCAACTAATTCGTCACCGTATGTAAAACTACACCCAAATGCCACTAATGTTTTCAAACCATATCCTTTAAAATATTAGCCAAATATATTGAACCTTTTTCGTTGGGATGTTTTCCTTTCGCTAATTGACCTCCAGACACCGCTCCACGCATATTCCAACTTGGGTCTGTAACTAAATTGGACAAATACGGAGGTGGAAATACATTGACCATTAATAATTTAACCGCATTTGTACTACACCAATTGTAAAAGAATTCAGTGGTTTCCCAATAACGCATACGCTCTGCGGTGTCATCTTCGTTGTGTGTGTAATGATGTTTGACAAATGTGTTCCAGGGATGTCTATCGTGCATTATGTGATTGTGTACATAGTTGTTGTTGTTCCACCAACTGTTGCGACTTGATTCTGTTAAACCAACCACAACCAGTGTTTCTTGTGGTGCGGCATCAGTGTGTCTGTGTTCATCATTGAGCCAGCGATAGAATTCCCAAACTGTGCCTTGTAAACTATTGCCACTTACACCATAGTTTTCAACAGTTACGCCAAGCAGTTTGCCCAACTGCCCAACTGTGCAGTTAGTTTCACGATACAATCTTTTTTCTTTATCTGTAGCGTTAGGATCTGGGTGTACAATTTCATCGCCATGGATCCAACTATCGCCAAAAGCAGCAATGTTGCGAATCATACGTATAATTATGCTGGGTTACAGTCCATAGACTGATTTAGTGCTGTTATAGTTTGCTGTGATTTCTGTTGCTGTTAATGCGCGATTATACAAACGCACAATACCAATATTACCTTTGAAGTAGTTCTGACCAGCACCTGACTGTTGCGAGCCGTCGCCGTGACCTAACGCTAATATAAACGAGTTTACACTGCCTTCGATCCATGGCACATTTCTTGTTAATACAACTTCTTTTGCTGTATTTGCATTTAGATAAGACCGTGCTGTAGTGCCATCATAACTCAACACAACTTGACGCCAGCCGTTTGTGGTTCCGTTTGGATTAACTGGTGTTACACCAACACCTGTCCAGAAACCAGCATAGTCATAAGCAAGTCCGCCAAATGGCGCTCGCTCGTGTTCTATCATTGAGTAGTGCCAGTTATCATAAGCAATACTGCTCACTTCTGATACAACGGTACCGCCTTCGTTTGGCTGTGTCCAAGTTGGATTATACCATACTTCTAGTGTAATGTTTCTGTTGGCATTAAATGTGCTATACATATTTGGTGTATAGATAAAGTCATCAGTGCCATCATACAAGAAACTGTTGTCGCTGTGAGTTGCTCCACTTATTGTGCCAGTGAATCCATTGCCTGATAAGTCTGTTATAGTTGTGCCTGATCCTGGATAACTGCTAGGATCTTCTGGATTATAGTATAACTGTATTCCTGATTCAACATAAGCAGGAGCAGTATAGGACGCTTCTGGTCCAGACACGGATAAACTTACTTCTGTAGTTGTACCAGTTAGCGTGGTATATTCGTTATGCGTATCAAGTGTTAGCGGCACTTCTGTAGTGGTACCAGTTAATGTAGTATACTCGTTATGCGTATCAAGTGTTAGTGGTAATTCTGTGTTTGTACCAGTTAGTGTTGTATACTCGTTATGAGAGCCTAACTCTAGGTTAACTGTTGCTGTTGTACCAATTAATGTAGTATACTCGTTGTGAGTATTGATAGATAACGATACTTCCGTAGAAGTTCCTGTAACGTCGTGATTGATGTTACCTGGTACTTTGCGAAACTTGTTCTTGAAAAACGCAGCAAACATTAGTAAGTGTAATCTTGTGGGAATTCAAAAATAATGTCTTGTAGTCTGTAGTTTGCGCCTGCGATAATTGCTGTGTTACCAATTACTACGTCAGTGCCTGTTGTACCTACTGTTGCAACAAACTGGTTTAAGATAGTAGTGTTATCTGTGTCTAGTTCATAGCCCCATAGCCAAGTTGCTGTGCCGCTTTGTGCTGCGGTGTAATGTGTGCTAGTACCAAGTCGATAACCATTACCTTCTGTGCCTTTTGCTAGGCTAGAGAAATTCACTAGTACATCTGAACTTAGCGAATTTGCTGATGTTAAACTAGTGAAATCAGTTGGCACTGTGCCTTGCATTAGTTTCATACCGTCAATGTTCTTAAAGATATCGCTTGCTAGATACTTTCGAACGTCATCTGAAAATGTTATTGTTGCCATATTAACTCACCGTAAATGTTAGATTAACTTCTGCTAGTATTGGAGCAGAGTCTGTGATTGTTGTAGTGCTTAAACGAACGACTCCCGAACCTGTTTGATCAGTAACCGGAACAAGCATATATTGACTTGCATCAGAAGCATTCGTAGGGTCGTCCCAGTAGATTGAAGAGCCAAAGTCGCTATTATCAACAAATATTGCTGCCCAAGTCGCTGTGCCACCTTGAACAAAACCTTTGTACGGATCGTCAGTAGATGTATAGATGTTATTGTCGGTGCGAGCAAGTCGTACTAGGTAATTTGATGCATTGTCTGCGTAATTACCATAATAACAAAGCATCTGCGAGCCGCTTACCGGTTTGTAATTGGTTGTCCAGTCTGCTATAAAATTTGCGTTAGATGGTTGTGTGCCGCTATACACAAATATAGCGCAATACGGACCTTCTAGTGCGTCGCTTGTGTTTTCTAAAAACTGGTTGGCAATTGTATTTTGAAATTTTTCAGTATCAAAAATCATAATTTATTTCCTTAAGGTGCTAGGTTTCCTTCAATTTCCCAGGTGTTGGCTGCTACTTTTAATACAGTAACCTTTGCCCATTGTTCAGCAATTACTAAACTAGCCG